GCTGCTACGACCACGGACGGAAAAGCAGCCAATGACTTGCGGCAGCTGCAGGATGTTCCAAGACCAGCCCATCATGGGGGTCTGTCGGCTGTATCCCATGACGCAAAACAAGCAGCGCACCGATTGGTGTGGTCAATTTGCTGCCATTGAAACAGCCAGGACAATCACAGAAGTGCCTGTGTACGACATAATGACTGACACATTGACGCCAGTTGCAATTGCAATTGCCCCTAGAATTAAACGAAAGTACGAGCGTAAAAATGTTCAAGCCACTGCGTGACCGTGTAGTTGTCAAGCCCCAGGTGCGGCTGTTGAGCGATTTAATCTATGTTGACAACAAAGAGCCATTCAACGAGGGCACGGTGGTGGCAATAGGCGCTCTGGTGACCGATGTGGCGGTTGGTGATTTTATTAAGTACGGCAACGGGGATTATCTGAATTGGCCTACTCACACCGAGGATGGGCAGGATTACCAGATCATTCAAGAAGCTGACATTTGTGCTGTTGTGGAGTATGAAAATGGCGAATAAACCCGGTTTGTATGCAAATATTCACGCTAAACAAGAACGTATTGAGCGCCAAAAGGATGCTGGCAAGACCCCAGAGCGCATGAGGACGCCAGGCTCAAAAGGTGCCCCCACCGCCGCAGCGTTCAAGGCCAGTGCCAAGACAGCCAAAAAATGAGCAAGCACGACAAGCCCATCGCCCATACCACCACGGGGAAGGGTAAGAACTACAACGCCACTGAGAAGGGCGCTGGAATGACAGCCGCAGGCCGCGCAGCGTACAACGCAGCCAACAACTCAAATCTCAAGCCGCCAGCCCCAAATCCAAAGACCAAAGCAGATGCAGGCCGCAAGGCCAGCTTTTGTGCGCGAATGGAAGGGGTTGTGCAACACGCCAAAGGCCCAGCAGAACGGGCAAAGGCATCCCTCAAAAACTGGAACTGTTAAAGGAAAATCATGTCAAACTCAATCGCATCAGGCGTTGCATACGCTGACCCAGAATTCACAACTTGCTACGTTAGTGGCGAATTTGGATACACCACTGCTGCACAAACCGCAGTAACCCAGGCCACCAGCAAATCCACAGGCGTGACTGCGAACACCAGTGCTGGGCGCATTACCATGAATAATGCAGCTTTGGCTGGTGCCACTGCCGTGTCTTTCATTCTGACTAACAGCATTATTTCTACCAATGACGTAATGATTGTGAACATTGGTAGCAATACCACTGGTAGTCTTGCTGGGGCTTACACGGTGTACGTTTCGTATCTGGCTGCTGGTTCTGCTTTAATTACGTTGCGAAATCTGACTGCTGCAACATCGTATTCTGAGGCCGTTGTTATCAATTACGTTGTCATTCACGGTGCATCGTAAGCCATGATTGGTCAAAGCCTGCTTAGTCAGATGCTCCCTGCCAGCAGGGATATCCGCTATGGGCAAGGCCAGATGATGAGCAATGCTGGTGATGGGCGCAGCGCAAACCCTGCCTGGGACGCCATGTCTGATGCTGATAAAGCTGAATATTATGGGCAAAACCCCACAATGTCAGCAATGACTCAGTTTGGTCAGAAAGCCTTTGGGTTTGCTCCAATACCCGGCATTGGTTTAGCAAAAATGGCACAAGAAGCATTGGTGCCTAATTTTGTACGGGAACAACAAGCGCAAGCATTAGGCCCAGCCGCCTTTTACGGCAATCAGGTTGCACAATCTCCAATGCAGGGAAGCATGGAATCTGGTACTCCAAATCCTGCCATAAGTCAAACAGGCAGTGGCTTTGCTGGCGCTGATGTTGGTTTTGGCGGCGGGTTTGGCGGTGGTGTTGGAACTGGAACCAGTGGCGGCACCCCCGTTGATGCTGCTGATATGGGCTACGCCCACGGCGGCATGGTCAGGCTCAAAGACCTGTTAGGCAAGGCACCAGGCCAAGATGATGGCTACGGGGCGCTGCAAGATGGCGAGTTTGTCATCAAGAAAGATGCAGTCAAGCGCTATGGCGTCAAGATGCTGGAGCAAATCAACAGGCGCAAGATAGCCAAGAAACAAGTTAGTAAATTCTTTAAAAATCATGGCTGACAATCGGTTAAGTACGTTTTTGCCAAATCGCAGCGTGATGGGCGCAAAAATGTTGCAACGCCCAGCAGAGCCTTACCTGCGCCAGCAAGCACCTGAGGTTTACGGTGGCCTGGGTGGATTGATGGGCATGGCACCAGACGAGATGGGCGGCAGCGTGTTAGACCCCAACACCGCCCGAGTTAGGCAAGGCGCTCAGTACGGGTTCCCAGTAGGCACTGCGTTACAAGTAGCCCCGCTTGCACCAATGCTTGCAACAGGCGCAAAAGCAACAGCCAGGGCACTGGGGCCAACCGCGGTGCGTATGGCAGAGGGTTACTTGCAGCGGCAGGGGTTGATGCCTGGAGCAAAAGAGCCAGGAATGTCTTTAAGCAGTTTGATGGACAACCCGCAAGGATTAACCAATTCAATTACAGAACAAAAAGTTCTTGCTGCCCAAGCGAAGGCAATGAAAAGCAAAGAATTTTTAGATTTATCAACTAAAGAAAAAGCACAGGCATTAGATTCTGTCAGAGCAAAAATTGAAAAAACTGGTGTTGTTAGAAAAAAATCTGATTTAATGAAAGTTGTTAATGGAGAAGAGGACATTGCTGATTCAATTTTGACAAACCCAGCATTTAAGATTACTGGAGTAATTCCAAAATCAGTTGTTGATGATGCGTTGTTAACCAGAACCAGGATGAAAGCAGAACCAGCAACTACCCCTGGTGCCAATGCAAGTAATGAAGAATGGAAAGCATGGGGAGAAAAGCACGGCGTAAACATGACGCTGACTGAACCAAAATCGTTAGGGATTATTGATTTGACCAGCAAACGTGAAGTTCAGATACCAGGCGGTTTAGAAGGCACATTTACAATTCCTGATATGTTTTGGATGAAAGCCAACAATATAGACCCAGCATCACTGCCAAAAGAAACGCACGATGCGTTGATGAAAAAATTGATACGGACTCACAAAGTAGAAAATCCAGATCAAGTTGACGTTTTCAATCGGTTAAATTTTGCTTTGCTGTCCCCCAATGCACCGCTAACCCCCAACGAGTTTTTGGCGCAGCGTATGCGTTTGACCAACATGGATGAGTTGCAGGCATTGGCTGGGCGAGTGGACGAGCCTGGACTAAGTAGGACAGCACAAGAGCAAACGGGAGTGCAAGCAGCTGCTCGAGGTGGCATGGGCGTGTTAGGTACTGCTGATTTAGGCAACCAGGCAATGCTGGCAAAGTTGATTTTGCAAAAACCAGAAATGTTCCAGATGGCCCCTGGCGAGACAATGCGAGATGTGACCATCAGGGTAATGAACCAGGTGCCTGGATTAGGCCCAAAAACAGCATCACTTGGTACTCCCTGGTTGAATTTGGAAAAAGCCAATACGTCAGCAGTTGACCTGCATATGATTAGAAATTCGTATGAGAGAATGTTGGATGACCCGCTGGTTGGTAAGGCGTTTACGCAGCGTATGGCTGGCAAACTAGGAGTGGAGCCTACGCCTCAATCTATTTTGGATGTGCCAGAAAAGGTGCGCGAAGCCGCGGCAATTGACGTTATTGGTGGTTCATCATTGGCAAAAACGTACCGAACAAAATCTGGTGAATTGAATGCAATCCCAGACATTGCAACGCCTGACAAATTGGCGTATGAGCCAAAACAAATACAAGATTTCAACCCGTTTTACAAGCGAGTGGTTGATTATGTAGATGAGTCCAGGGGCATGAACCCTGAGTTGGAGTTGTTTCCAGAGCAATGGCGCAAGTGGGACATTTACCGCCAGCGCATAGAACCGCATGAGTTTGCCCATCCTGATTACCGATCATTGCCCAGGCAGTCCTGGACAGAAATGCGGGATGCTCTGACTGCTCACAAACAAGCTGGCTACACACAAGCTGACAACCCAGTAATGGCACCAACTGATTGGCGCAAGCTGTATTACGGTAGCATACCCACATTAGGTGTAGGGGCAGCAATGCAAGACCAGCAGCAGAACAGTCTCAACTCATTTATTCAATGATTTCCCCTATATAAAATGGTAGAACACGAACCAACCGCCAAAATGCAACGCCTGGTAGAGAACACCAGCGGGTTAGGCTTGCCTCATGAGCAGATAGCCATCCTGGTTGGCATAGACGACAAGACGCTACGCAAGCATTACCGCGCAGAGTTAGACATGGGCAAGGCCAAGGCCAATGGGCAGATAGCCAGGACACTGTTTGACAAGGCAACCAGCGGCGATACCACGGCACTGATCTGGTGGACAAAGACCCAGCTGCGGTGGGCCGAGACAGTCAAGCAAGAGATCACGGGCAAGGACGGAGAAGCGCTCCAGGGCATCCAGGTGACCTTTGTCAAGCCTAATGACTGACGCCAAGGCCGAGTTCCCACTCAAGCTGCAAAGCCTGTTCCAGCGCAGCCGCTACAAGGTTTGCTACGGCGGCAGGGGCGGTGCTAAGTCTTGGGGGATAGCCAGGGC